ACGTGAATTAGCAAAAGTATTTAGTTCATCCTCAGGTGGCAAAGCAGGACCTGGAGATGGTTCAATAGTCGTTTGATTATTATTAACGGTTTGTACGTTTGTGGATCCACCGATGACATTCATATATCTATCCCTTGCGTCATTAAGAGCAGATTGTTCCGCAGAGACGTTTTGCAATTCCAGACCAGATTGAATCGCACTTCCACCCTCGCTTGGTCCATCAATACCCATTTCATCCATTGCATCTCCTGTGTATGGATCTAGACCTGCGTATTCATATATGGACGATGGAATAAAATTCACTAGATACTTACGAGGATCTGCCCAACCGTAGTCCCCATCGGGATCTGGAAGAATGTATCTTAGTATCTTTTGAGTAAACTTTTTAACCATATCCATGGCACCACTCAAACCTTCAAGCTGTTCATCGGACAAGGTAAACATACCAGTTATCCAATCCCAGATTCTTCCTGGAATACCCTTTACGAATTCCCAAAGGTCAAATGGTTTTTCTGGATCTCCCCAACCAAACATATCCATGATCCAATTGATCGGAGCTGATATAATGCCAGAAAAGAAACTCATAAGCGAATCATAACCACTTAATAGATTATCCCACAGAGCCTGTAATGCAGCAACAGGATCAGTGAACAGTTGCTTAACCCAATTAATAACTGACTTAAAGAAGCCAAATATACCATCAATCATATTAGTGAACAACTCAGTAAAGCTAAAGCTTGATAGAACGTTAGCCGCATTTTCAAATCCAAACTTTTCAAGTACCCATGCAACTGCGCTCTTTACAAGATCAAGAGGTTTCGTTACTAATGAAGTAAAGAACCCAACGATTGCTCCTTCAAGTCCACCGAGGATTCCACCTTCGGCATAACCATCAATCGCACCTTTAACGGTATCGAATAATGTCATAATGATTGCGATTGGTGCAAAAAGTTTACCTACGACAGCGGATACTCTTGATACGATTGCCTTAAAGTCATCAAGATAAGTACCAACCGTAGAAAAGCCACCTTGTACTGCGTTGATAGCAGGCCTTAGTTTGTTAGCGATTGACTCGCCAATGGAAACTATAACCTTACCTGCTTCTTCGAATGGAACGATCAAACCTCTGATATAGCCAGTGAATGATTTTATCACTGAGCCAATACGACTTACATCTTTACCCTCATCTCCTAGTGTAAAGATTGAGCCAATTCTAGTGATCCCACTCTTAAGCGCATTTTTTGCGCTCGTTAAGGATTCAGCAACGGAAGCCTTAAATAACTCCATTTGCATTGCGATCCCTAATCGCATACCCTTAATGTTTGATGATAGTCTTGCCTTAAAGTCGTCAAGATTAGGTATAAGCTTAAATGCTTTAATTGCGTCAAGCTGACCTTTAACGACACCAATTGCTGCGCCGATAGCTGCAGCTAAACCAGCAAGGAGTAACGGTAATCCACCGCCACCACTATCAGTAGGAGCAGGAGCAGACGTAGGAGTATCTCCACCTTTTAGATCCTCAAGTGCATCAAGAAGATCCTTATTGAATTCATCTTGCTCACGCTTTGCTTCAAGATCTTTGAGTGAGTTACCCTGAAAGAAATCAAGCAGCTGTCCAAAACCATCCCTAAAAGTCTTATCAGTCTGAAGGACTGCCGACTTAAGAGACTTAAGTGAGTTCGATCCATTGTTACGATTGAGATTACCCTCTTCACGAAGGCGAGTAATCACATCATCAAAGGTAGCTGCTGCCATTTATTTTACCTACTATCTTTTGTCATCATTGTAGAGCTTTTGCTCTTGACGTATGCTTCCTTACCAAAGAAGGCCGCAACGATTGCAGCAACTGATACGAAATACACTGAAGCAATATCTCCAATGATTTCAGCTGCTTTATCCAATCCAAAGTAAACCGTCATAAAAATACTAAATGGGTATAGTAACATACCCCACAAAGAGAACCACGCCATTCTTCGTTGGGCGTCTTCTTTTTGATCTTCATTCTCTAATCGCATCATCTTTTGCTCCATAATGAACTCCTCGTCAGTCACAATACCATCACCGTCAACGTCGTACTTAGCGTATTCTGACCCTGGCTCTAATGTTTTTGCTGCAGACATTTATTATCTCCGTTGTTGTCGCTGGCGTTTAAGCCTTTCGTTTTCTTCCTTTATATGTTCCTTCAACATAGCGACATAAACTTCCCTTTCCCAAGGCAGCATATCGTTTAACTCACTTAAGCTGTAGTTATGATGCTGCATCATAGCGAAGTTCACCTTAAAGTGGTTGACGAGGCTGTCATGAGAAAGGGCTAGCCGAAAAAATTTGCTAGACCCTTTACACTATGCTCGTTCGCCGTCCCACAGTTTTCACAATTAAAATTTATGTCAGACTGAGCTGAAGGCATACCCTCAAGAAAATCCTTAATCTTTGAGAACTGCTCGCTGTTCAATGATTCAATAAATTCCTTGATCTCTGCCTTACTTTGTTCCTTCATATCAAACACTTCGTCGGAAGTGTGTAACGAATCAATACACGACGCAACAACATCCAACATTGTATCTGCGTCGTTTTTAGTTTGAGCATTCAACAGATCATTCACTGATGGGTATTTCATAACCAAAACATAATCATCTGTTAATTTAATCTTATGTTCTTTTTTGGATAAGTTCTTTACGGATACATCCTCCAAAGAAATTACTACATCATTTTTAGTTTCGCATTCCTTACACTTAATGGAGATCTTGGTTGACTCACCAGCAGATTTAGCTCTAAGCTGAATAAAGATATACTCAAGATCAAACATTGCGAGGTTATCAACGTTGACAGAACCCTCGGTGCAAGATTTAATCACATCCTTTAGTGCACGAACCATTTGCTTATCGTCTTGTGATTCGAGCGCCATCATTAGGATCTTTTCTTCCTTTACGAGATAGGGTCTATAGACCACTTTCTCCTGGGTGGAAGGAACCGTCATTTCATAACGCGGTGCGTCTAGTTTTGGTAAAGCCATAATTTAACTCCTAGTTGTATCTTGTGTCATACCAATCATCATATGTAAGAGTTGCCGTAACCCTAATCATATCCTCATTTGCGTTTCCTAACTCAATAGCATTTAGTGATGTAGGAAAAGCATTCTTTAATGTAATTTCATGTGCTGGTCTATTGCCAGCAGTACTGTTATTCGTTAGTACTTGTATCTGCATATCAGATACGTATGTTTGTCTAAGTCTGACCCTTTGATCACCTTCCGCGCCTCTTCCCATATTCGTAAAAGCTTCGCGTTGCCAATTGTATAAGAATTGGTATGGAGTAAAATCAATAGGACATATGAACGATATGTTTACGTCCTCGTTGGTGTATCCATAAGGTATCTTAATGGACTTAAGGCTAGTGAATCTATCAGAGGTCACTACCTGTCTTCCTGGTAAAGTTACTGAGTCACATAGGATGCTCATTCTTTCACCGGACTCTCCAGTTCTTCCAGCAAGAGCACCATCAAATATTACGTTGTATCTATTTGCTCTTGCGATTCCTGAGCCAATATTAGCTATCAGATCGTCTACCTTCATGACCTATAGATCCTTTTTGAGTCCGCCCAGACACTGCGCTTACCAGCCTTGCGGAATTGTTCTGTTGGCAGAAAGATTGCGATATCCCACTCTGATGGTTCCACCAGAACGACACGCGATTCAATCTGTGAAGTAAGATACTTCTTAAAGCATGGTTTGAACTCACGATATCTTTGTACCGACTGCAGTAGATTATAGTTAATCTTTAACTTTGTGGTCTCATCATATTTAGAATTATTCGCGGTCGCAGATAACTTGTCAAGGAATGTTGCCCGTACTGCAGGGCTAAGATAATGAAGGTTAAGTCCATAGAACCCTCCTTTCGTTGGTTCAACCATGATGGTCAATGGGAACGAATCATAGTAAGGAAGTTCTTTTCTTAACTTTGGATCATAGAAGTACATGTACATCTTGCCAACCCCAGGACGATTCCGTGGAGTAAGCATAGGATCCCGTAGGAGCTGGCGACGATTAACGTCCTTCAGTTCCCTTGCCTTATTGCGAAACCATGTACGAGCCTCTTTTGACCTTGCGGTGAGACCCTTACGATAAGCTTCAGCTTCTAACTTTTGAAATAATGATTCTGCCATACCTTTATTTATATCAATCTACTTAAGGATTCTTATACCTAGGGATTTTAAGGTCTTTTCGGTCCACACTTGAAAACTAACTCCGTTATCTTTTGCGAACTCATTGGCTGCTTTCCATTTACTCTGATTCTTAGCATACGTCATTGTCTCCCTGATGAACTTTCGAGTACGACGCTTTGGTTCCTTGGGTGGTGTACAATACTTCTCTGGTTTGATCTCGACAAGGAATGCTTCTCCTTTCTTATTCTTAAACCAGATGTCTATATGGTACTTATGCCACTTACCGTCAGTAGCACAAACATAAGGCAGGATAACTTCCTCTGAGTTCCACGCCACGATGTCAGGATTCTCGTCCATCCACCTAAAAGTATTGCGCTCCCAAAGGGATCTATATGTTATCGACTTAATGTCTCCAACATACTTATTCTTATTCTTTGGTGTATATTTACCTTTGTATGCCATATAAATAATCTCGAGAAACATTAAACTATCGGAGTTATTTATGGGCATACTTAGATATCCCGACAACGTTGACAACAGAGACACACCATACGTACTCTTTCAGACTAAGAGAGCTCAGTATGATGGACGTGGTAATCAAACGTTGACGGTGCCAGACGGTAATGGCTGTGCGATCTATATGCCACAGAATATTGCCATTAACGATTCACAAAGATACGAGGCAACATCAACTGGTGTAGTTGGAGCGTTATTTGACGTGGCAACATCAGGAGGATCAAAGGGTGTAACACTCGAGGATATCAGAGCTGCAGCTCTTGCTAACCCAGATATCGTAGGTGGTGCAATTGGTGCAGGTGTTGGCGCTGTTACTGGTGGAGCAGGTGGAGCAGTCGTTGGTGGATTAACATCGGCAAGTGTTGTTGGTGGTATCGCGGCAGAAGCCCAAAAGAATATCCAAAACACTTTGAATCCTCGCGAGTTTATGTTGTTCAAGGCACCTACGATTCGTACATTCTCAATGGAGTTTAACTTTGCGCCAAAGAACTTAGGAGAAGCTAATAACGTACCAGCGATCCTTAAATATTTTAGACAGGCGTCTTATCCGATCTCTCAAGGATTTACATATAACTTTCCATTGGCCTTTGTTGTTACCTTTGCGAAATCAAGCCGAATGATTAAACTTCCACAAGTAGTTTGTACGTCAACGTCAGTAACCTATAACCCTAACTCACAATCATATTTTGAGCATAACAATATGCCGGTTGAAGTTACTCTTGCTCTAAGCTTCCAGGAGCTGCAGCCAATTGATGCTCAGTTGGTAGGAGAGGGATTCTAAAATGCCAAAGTTTTTTCAATACTTTCAAAAGGAAGACTTCGATATTGATGGAGATGGTACTAAAAATTTAGTAAATCTTTCGCAGTACTCAAAAGTATTCTCCAACATTGCTGACGATATATCGTTCTATACGTATTACACGGTGGATAACGCGGATCGTTTGGATAACATCTCACAAAAAATTTATGGAACACCGGAATACTACTGGACATTTTTTCTAATCAACAAGGAACTAAACAATTCTTGGAAAGGTTTTAGAAAAGATGTCAATGAGTTTAACAATACGATGGCCAGAAAATATCCAGGCACGGCATTGTTCTTTACGACTGGCGTTGGTACTACACCAGTCAGCCTAGACAGCACGCTATTTGTTCCTGGGACTGAGCTAGGAAATGGATTTCTTGGTAAAACTCTGGTAAAGAACGGCTCAATGGAATACGTGGTGGTTGAGAACCCTAGCGGTTATTCCTCGGCGTATCTAAATAATACCTTGTTCTCAGGTAGTGATGCAGGTAGTGGTAACTATAGAATTGATTACACTATGCCGTATGCAGATGCACCACATCATAAGGAAAACTCTGATGGGGAGTGGGTCATCGATGGTACGGCAACGGTATCGAATAAGCAGTACGAGTCTGACCTAAACGATCTGCAATTTCAGATCAAGGTTATCAGACCACAACATATCCTATCAGTGGCACGACAGTTTGAGCGTGAAATGAAACGCAGAAGAGTGTAACGTATGTCGGATCCAAACCTACAAAATGCCATTCCCAAGGTACTCAGTGAGTTTACTATACTTCTCACTAAGTACAACGGGCAAGTGATTGACATCAGTCAGAACGTTACTGCAGTATCGATATACGAATCAATCTTTACTCCCTTTTTGTATGGCAGTATGACCGTCATTGATAACTCAGCAATGGCATCCGTATTTCCGTTCATTGGACAAGAGAAGGTTAGGATTAGCTGGGTCAGAGCAGAAGCTCGAGCACAAAAGGACTTTTACGTATACGACGTAAAGGACATGAAGACTCAGACCGAGGGCACTGGTTCGTACACACTAACCTTTACATCAGAGAAACAATTTAGGAATAACATCAGTCTTTTCTCTAAGTCATACAGTGGAAACGCTGCTGATATCATTAAAAATGTATACGACGAATGGTTAATTGAGCCAGGATCAAACAAAAAACTCAAGCTAAACACTACGGCTGCGGCATCTCATAACGTGGTATTTCCATACATTAAACCACTCGC